ACCTCTAATGGCACCAAAGTCGATAAGAACTTTGAGTTAGCTGCAAATGCCTACGATACACTGCAAAGAACTGGTCGGTTTCCTACAAACATAGGTATTGGGGAGGCAGCTAAAGCAATTAATGGTGGCCTGCAGCAATATCACACAATGCTTGAGAAGTTTGAGCGTCAAACGAACAGCAACGAAGGTGATCACCAGTTACTTGCTGACTTTATGAACTCTCAAGTCCCTGTTAAGCAGATTGAACAAGAATATAACGTCCAAATCAGTGGTGAAGGTAAAAATACCCTAGTACGTGGGGCATCCATCTTAGGTCCTAAGATTGGTAATGGTTTCTTCAGTAATCTCTATGGTAACTTTGATGCCTTAACTATGGACCGCTGGCTAATGCGTACAGTTGGCCGTATGCGCGGGTCTTTAGTTAAAATTAACCAGCCAATGGTTAAGAAGAAGAACACAGAGATAAAGTCTCTCATTTCTAGTGCTGATAAGGATACTCTTAAGTCTTTACGGTCTTATCTAAAGCCATCAGGTATTAAGATTGGCAAAACAATGTCCCAGCGAGACATAAATGATCTTGCGGCATACATTGCAAAACAATCCACCTCTAAGGACTGGCGGGTTGGCTTAAATGGAATATCTGAAGACCTTAGAAAAGCTGGTAATGCATTAGCTAAGTATCTTGATGGGCAAGTAGAGGCCCCAGCTGGTGCTAAAGAGCGTGACTTCATCCGCTCTGTGTTTACGGAAGCACTAGGAAGGTTAAACTCAGAGCCTACGGTGACTAGGGCTTCAAACGCTGGCCTTACGATGAGTGACTTGCAGGCTCTCTTGTGGTATCCAGAAAAGCGCCTATATGATACAGCAAAGGCCCCCAAAGGTCAGGAAAGCAGAGGATATGCAGATGACGAAGCGCCAGACTACGCAAACGCAGCCCGAAAACTTGTCGAAACAAGGAAAGCAATGGCTGTCGGAGGTGGACTGGGATCTACTGGAGCAGCTGGACCAGGAGGAAGAGGGCCAGTCGATTCCGATGCAAGATTCAACAGAGAACCCACAGGAGTCGCAGGCATCCTCGCCCAGCGGATTCAAGGAAGTCCTGATGGACCCACTGCCAGGGGTGCTATCCCCGATGTTCAAGAAGTAAAAGGCCACGTAGATCACGCACGGGCTTTAGTCGAGGTAGGTAAGCCTGGATCTCAGTACGAGAATGGCATTAAAGACCAACAAATGCTTGAGCATCTAGCTAAGGCGGTTGGTGTTACTCTTAAGATGTTTGATGACCACAACGCTATGCTAGACGATGGTGGTTTCACAGGTGCGACCCGTAAGCGTGGGGAAGACGCTGGTGGATTTTACATGCGTAAGCAGAATATCGCACGGTCATTGGCCCCCGGAGCTACGGTAATTAGGTCTGGACAAGTAGTTGCACCATTTAGGTCTTACCTAACGGCACTTCATGAAGTTGCTCATGGTATTGCTGGTCGAGACATTGAGGGCAACTTAACTCAAAATGTTAACATGGGTAAAAACTACCTAACTGGCAATAAAGATGCGGCACCAATAGATACTCTTGAGCATATGATTGGCAACCTGGCAACAATGCCCAGCGCTAAGAAAAACAAGATTATTAAGGAAATCATGTCTCTCCAAGACAATGAGTCTTTCAATGGTGATGGTGTTTATTATCCAGTCAGGCCAACAGGGCCAGCTAAGGAAAGACTAAAGGTGATGTCTCCTGGGTCATCTGCAAAAAAGCAGCTGTCAAAGGACATAACAAACTTTGAGAAATACTCTCGCAGCGTCCCAGAGTTTACTGTCGATCCTCTCATCATGTATCTTCAAGATCCTAAGAAAATGAAGAAGGTTGCACCTGAGACAGCCAAAGCCATCAGGGCCTTCTTTGTAAATAGCTCTAAGATCCGCTTCTACAGTCACCCACTAGCGATGGCCTTTGCTGTCGTTATGGCAATGCTCATGAAGCAAGAGCAAGCTGAGGAAGAAGAACGCCAGAAGCAACAACAGATGGCACCAGGGGCTCTAACGCCCCCACCGGGCGCACTAACAGCCGCCTAAGACCACCCAAGGAGAGCAAATGTTACTTACAGTCCAAGACCTGGTCGAGATCATGGAGACGATAGAGGTCATTAAGACGTCTACGCTTCTGACCGATGCCCAGCGCAAAATCATGCTGGATGAACTCAAGCAAGACATCCCAGCCCCTGTCTTCTGCAAAAAGTGTCCTGAGACACTCTCTATCATAAACTCATTAGTGGAGACGAGAGATGCCAAAGCCAAACCAGCCCCGAAAAAAGGTCGCAAAAGCACCAAAGGGGACTCACTACAACTCAAGGTCGGGTGACTCCCACTACTTTACCCGCCTTCAGAAGACGCCAGAGGGCAGAGCCCTTCATAGGTCCTGGATGAAGAAACCTAAGGGACCGAATGTCGGTAGACCCTGGGGAACCCATGACGGGCACACGGCTGAAGATATGAAGCCAATAAGGGATAAAGCAAAACAAGAAGCCAAGAAGGTAGTAAAGATCATGTCTGAGAATCCAGAGTACAACATTGATGACAAGTATTCCAAAGAAGCGCTGGAAACATCTGTCGAAATCATGCGTACCGCCCCTGCATCAGCAAGAGATCGCCTTACGGCTGCGCGTCTGATCTTGGACTTCACCCGGTCCAAACCAGCTGCCAAGAGTGAAGTAACAATCGGCAAGGCAGAAGCCTTCTTAAGTTCGCTCTTAGATAGCGAAGAAGAGGAAGAGCAAACCGATGCCAACCCAGAAGCAAGTGAAGGCGATACGCAAACGTCTGTATGAAGACTTTAGCTTTTACGCCAATGCAGCACTTAAGATCCGCACCAAGCAAGGCGACATAGCTCCCCTTAAACTCAAGCCAGCCCAGAAGATCCTAGATGATGCTGTCTGCAAACAAATGGCTGACGAGGGTAAGGTGCGCGTGATTATCCTCAAAGCTCGCCAGCAAGGCCTAAGTACCTACGTTGGCGGCTACTTGTATTTCGCTGTGTCTCAGAGGGCAGCATGTAAGTCTCTGGTGATTACTCACCACGCAGACTCCACCCGTGCGCTCTTTGATATGACCAAGCGTTACCATGAAAACTGTCCAGACATCTTAAAGCCCCACACAAAGTATTCTTCTAGACGAGAGCTTTCATTCGATGTCTTGGACAGTTCTTATGTGGTTGCTACGGCTGGTGGTGAGGCTGTTGGTCGAGGGGAAACCCTGACTCACGTTCACGCATCAGAGATTGCCTTCTGGCCTAAGAGCACAGCCCAAGAGAATTGGAACGGCCTGACACAGGCTGTCCCTAACACCCCCGGCACAGCTGTCTTTGTCGAAAGTACAGCTAACGGTGTCACTGGTATCTTCTATGACCTCTGGAAGGGTGCTGTTGATGGTACTAATGGATATGTGCCAGTGTTTATACCTTGGTATGTAGACCCAGAGTATCGGGAGAAAGTCCCAGAGAACTTTGAGCGCACCCCAGAAGAAGAAGACTTGGTCGAACAGTATGACCTAGACGATGAGCAGCTGATGTTCAGACGTAGGAAGATTGCACAGAATGGCTTGGATCTCTTTAGACAGGAGTACCCTGCAGAGCCTGAAGAGGCCTTCCTGACCACTGGTCGCCCTGTGTTTAACCCAGAGCTACTACAGAAGCGCATCTCAAACACTGAGGACGTCAAGCAGCGTTTAGCATTAGAGGCCGAAGAGTGGCTGGAGAATGCAAGAGGTGAGCTAACGACCTACCGACCACATGACCCAGGCGAGCTCTATGTCATAGGTGCCGATGTCGCTATGGGCGTCCGGGGTGGTGACTACAGTGTTGCTCAGGTCCTCGATAGTAAGAAGCGACAGGTCGCAACGTGGAGAGCTCATGCCCACCCAGACCACTTTGCTACGGTCCTCTATCACTTAGGTGAGTACTACAACGAGGCTCACATTGTTGTCGAGAATAACAGCCACGGCATTCTAACGTGTACCAGGTTGGGCAAAGATATGGCCTATCCAAACTTCTACACCGAGGTCCAAGTGGACAAGCTTACAGATCGAGAGACGATCAAGCTTGGGTTCACTACGACAGCCAAAACCAAGCCCCTAGTCATCGATCAGCTACGTGCGGAAGTGCGTGAAGGAAAGATCGAGCTCAACGACAAAGTAACGATACGAGAGATGCTGACATACATCGTCACAGAAAGCGGTTCTATGGAAGCTGAACCCGGTTGTTTTGATGACTGTGTCATGTCTCTCGCCCTAGCCAACCACGTACACCAGGGAGCTTGGGAACCAATAGAGAGTGGCGATGAATTTTACATTGAAATGGTCTAATCATGAATAAAGATGAATACACTAAGCTGGATGACGATAAGATCGTCACGATACTTGATGACAACATCAGACGCAGCGTAGGCTATTATGATTCACAGATCTCTAGAGAGCGTAAGCGTGTCGTAGACTTCTACAATGCCTCACTTCCTAGGCCAGCACATGATGGCAACAGTAAGTATGTCTCTATGGATGTCTATGATGCAGTAGAGAGCATGAAGGCAGCGCTGCTAGAGACATTCAGTACGGGATTCCGTACGGTTCGATTTGCAGCCCAGTCTCAAGAAGACGTCCCCCTGGCAGAGATTAGTACCAGCTATTGTGACTACGTGGCTAATCGCCAGAACAACCTCTACAATACGATGAACACCGTCATCCACGATGGTCTTGTGGCTCGCGTAGGTATTGCCAAGGTATTCTGGGCCACACAGGAAGACAGCCACCTAGAGACCGTCTCAGACCTTACTGAGGAAGAGCTTGATACTCTGCTTGCACAAGACAACGTAGAGATCGAGGAAATCGAAGAGGATGCGCTGGGCCTATACTCAGGTGAACTGCGTGTCTTTGAAGATACCAGCCAAGTCATCATCGAGGCTGTAGCCCCTGAGGAGTTTCTGATTGAGCCCCAGAGTAAGGATCTGGAGTCGGTAAGCTTCTGTGCCCACAGGACCACCAAGACGATCTCAGAGCTACGTGAGATGGGCTACGACGAGGACATCATCAGTAAGATTGGTGACCACGAAGACGTAGACATGGAAACAGACCCAGAGGTCCTCAGTCGCCACGAAGAGATTGGTAGTGACCGTGGTTTCAACACGAAAGGCTATCAGGATCAGGTTCGCTCCGTGACTGTCTACGAAGCATACATAATGTTAGACAAGGAAGCGACAGGAACTGCCGAGCTCTACCGGGTTATCAAGGCTGGCAATGTGATCTTAGAGTGTGAACTGGCAGACCGTAAGCCATTCATCCCGTTTATTCCTTTGCCCATCCCCCACGCCTTCTTTGGTAATAACTTTGGTTCCAAGGTTGTCCCAATCCAGAATGCTCGGACAGTGTTGACTCGGTCGATCCTCGATCATGCCATGATCACCAACAACCCACGCTACACAGTGGTCAAAGGTGGTCTTACGAACCCACGCGAGTTGATAGACAACCGGGTAGGCGGGGTGGTCAATGTATCACGCCCTGATGCAATCAACCCGATGCCCCAGGCACCTTTGAACCCGTTTATCTTCCAGACCATTCAGATGCTTGATGATGACAAAGAGGACACCACAGGCGTCTCCCGTCTATCTCAGGGCCTCAACAAGGATGCCATCAGTAAGCAGAACTCAGCTGCTATGGTGGAACAGCTGGCGACCATGTCTCAGCAACGCCAGAAGATAATTGCACGTAACTTTGCGAACAACTTCTTAAAACCTTTGTACCAGCGCATCTACCAGCTGGTCGTGGAGAATGAGTCTGAAGATAAGGTCGTTGAGATTGCTGGTCAGTTTGTACCAGTGAGCCCAGGACAGTGGCGCAGCAAGCGTGATGTCGTGGTTGAGATGCACCTTGGCTACGGTGAGCAAGAACAAGAGGCTCAGAAGTACCTGGCGCTACATACGTTGATGGTAGGGGATCCAAACCTGTCTGCCATGTATACACCACAGAACCAGTACAAGCTGATGACCCATGTCATGGAGAACAATGGCATCAAGAACGTCAATGACTACCTGACGCCACCAGATCAGCTACCAGAGCAACAGCCTGACCCAGCACAAGAGATGCAACAACAGGCGGCAATGAAACAACTAGAACTCCAAGAGCGTCAGACAGCCGTGGCTGAAATGAAGGCTCAGATGGATGCCCAAATCGCCCAGATGAAACTACAGCTGGAACAGATGAAGGCCGAGCGCAACTTTGCAATCCAGAGCGATAGCATGGATCTCAAAGAAGCACAGCTAGAGCACAAGCAATACGTTGACGGTGAAGAGCTAGAGATAGCGAAGACTGCCGATGATGTACGTGCAATAGCATCACCAACGGGCTAACGCCCATTTCCCCCCTAAGGAGAGCAAATGACTACTCAAGAAGAGCAACTAGTTCAGATCGGTGATGACGCTGAGG